TTACTTTTAGCCAAGCCAACATCCAAGTTTTGGAAGAAGCTGATGTTGGCGGCAAAAAGCACCTCTATCTCAAAGGCATTTGCATTGAAGGCGACAAGAAAAATGCAAATGAGCGTATCTATCCTCGACATGAAATTATCAAGGCAGTTGAAACCATCAACGAACAGATCCGTAACGGTAACTCCGTTTTAGGTGAAGTGGACCATCCAGACGATCTCAAGATTAACTTGGATCGTGTGTGCCACACAGTTGACGGCATGTGGATGGACGGACATGCTGGTTGCGGCAAGTTGAAAATTCTGCCAACCCCAATGGGTGAATTGATAAAGACTCTGTTGACATCTGGCGTAAAGCTGGGTGTTAGCAGTCGTGGATCAGGTAATGTTGATGACAGAACCGGACATGTAAGTGACTTTGAAATAGTCACTATAGATGTGGTTGCCCAACCCAGTGCTCCTAATGCGTATCCTACAGCAATCTATGAAGGCCTCATGAATATGAAGCACGGTCATAAGATCTTAGAGATGGCTAGAGAGTCTGGTCAGGACGACAAAGTGAAAAAGTATCTCGCAAGTGAGGTTAAACGCCTCATCCGAGAACTTAAAATCTAAGGAGAATGAGGCATGTTTGATGCTATTAAACCATTGCTAGATAGCGGATTAATTAACGAAGATGTTAGTAAGGAACTCAACGAAGCTTGGGAATCTAAACTGACAGAAGCTCGTGAATTAGTTCGTGCTGAACTTCGTGAGGAGTTTGCACAACGCTATGAGCACGACAAGTCAGTGATGGTAGAAGCCCTAGATAAGATGGTAACAGAAGGTCTCGCAGGAGAACTGGCTAACGTTGCTGCTGAAAAGCGTAACCTGGCCGAAGACCGTGTGAAGTTTCAACACAAGATGAAAGAGTCAGCTACAAAGTTTAACAGCTTTTTAGTTACCAAACTTTCTGAAGAAATTTCTGAACTGCGTAAAGACCGTAAAATGCACGCTGAAGGTGTCAATAAACTTGAAAACTTCGTTGTGCAGGCTCTGGCTAGAGAAATCACAGAATTCGCAAAAGACAAACGTGATGTCGTGGAGACAAAAGTGCGTCTGGTGCGTGAGGCTCGTGAAAAGCTAGAAGGACTCAAGTCACGATTCATCAAAGAATCTGCACAAAAAATGAGTTCTGCTGTTAGCCGTCACTTGAAGGCTGAACTGAACCAATTGCAAGAAGACATCAAGGTTGCTCGCGAGAACAATTTTGGTCGTCGTATCTTCGAAGCGTATGCTACTGAATTTGGCGCTACTCACTTGAATGAGAAAGCCGAAGTTCGTAAGTTGCATAACACAATTGCGCACAAAGACAAGAAATTGTCTGAGGCAATTCGTCTCACCGAGAAAGCCAAAGTCTTGGTTGAGAATAAAGAGCGCGAACTGCGTATGATTAAAGAGTCCAATGAGCGTCAAAGCACAATGGATGAATTGCTACGTCCCTTAAACAAGGAAAAGCAAGAAGTCATGCGTAATTTGCTTGAAAGCGTCCAAACTAACCGTTTGAAAAACGCATTCGAAAAGTATCTACCAGCAGTGTTGGAAGACCGATCAGCTAAAGCCCGCAAGGTGATTTCTGAACAAGTATCCGCAGTTACCGGTGATAAGACAGTTCCACAAAAGTCAGAATCTGATGATGATCGCAGCAATGTGATTGACCTCAAGAGACTGGCTGGACTGTGATAATAAAAATTTAGGAGACTTAAATGTCACAAGAACTTTTAGAAAGTCGCTGGGGCGAGACCAAAGAAGCTCTGCTTGAAGGTCTGAACGGCACCAAGCGCAATTCCATGAGTGTTATCCTTGAAAACACCAAGCGTTACTTGAAAGAGAACGCAAGTGCTGGATCAACCTCTTCTGGCAACATTGCCACACTTAACCGTGTGATTCTGCCAGTTATCCGTCGTGTGATGCCAACTGTTATTGCTAACGAGTTGGTTGGTGTTCAGCCAATGACTGGCCCTGTTGGTCAGATCCACACTCTGCGTGTTCGCTATGCACAAAGTTTGACTGATACTTCTGCTGCTGCAACTTCTGTTACAGCTGGCCAAGAAGCATTGTCACCCTTTACAATTGCTACTGCATACTCTACAGTTCCTCAAGGTACTACTTCTACCAATGCTTACACTGGTGGAAACACAGCTACCATGGAAGGTACTGGCGGTAAGCAAATCAGCGTTCAAATCTTGAAACAAGCTGTTGAAGCCAAGACCCGCAAGCTGCAAGCTCGCTGGACTTTTGAATCTGCACAAGACGCACAAGCCATGCATGGTATTGACGTTGAAGCAGAAATCATGGCTGCTCTTGCACAAGAGATTACCGCTGAAATCGACCAAGAGATTCTTTTGAGCTTGCGCTCATTGGCTTCTACTGAGTTCACATACAACCAAGCTACCGTTTCAGGTACAGCTACATTCGTTGGTGACGAACACGCCGCATTGGCAGTGTTGATCAACCGTGTTGCTAACTTGATCGCCCAACGTACACGTCGTGGCGCTGGTAACTACGCTGTTGTTAGTTCAGCTGCTCTAACAGTGTTGCAAAGTGCAACAACTTCAGCTTTTGCTCGTACCACAGAAGGCACCTTCGAAGCACCTACAAACACTAAGTTTGTTGGTACATTGAACGGTTCTATGCGTGTGTTTGTTGACAGCTATGCTGCTGACACCACACCAGTTTTGGTTGGCTACAAAGGCTCTTCAGAAGCTGACGCTCCTGCATTCTACTGCCCATACATTCCGTTGATGAGCAGTGGTGTTGTGTTGGATCCAACAACCTTTGAACCAGTGGTGTCATTCATGACACGTTATGGTTACATTGAGTTGACCAACACTGCAAGTTCGTTCGGTAACGCCGGCGACTATGTGGGTGAGATCGCAGTATCTAACTTGTCATTCTCCTAATCAGAGAACCAACCCAGGGATGGGAAGGCAAAGAACCTGCTTCGGCAGGTTTTTTGTTGGCTAAGTATTTGCATGCGAGTATTCAGACACTCTGTTAGAGATATATTTTTGTTAGTTCAAACGTTGGTAACTGTGGCAGTGCCAATAATTTTTGCAATCTCTAATCCAGATGTTGTATGGTGGGTGTTGCTGTTACCGCTGCATGTGATGTTAATACTGTGTTGTAATAATACATCAGTACATCATCATTCACATTGGGAAACATTCAACAGCAAAATACTAAATCGTGTGTACGAATGTGTGTTGTCAGTAGCAGGTGCAACTCCCGTACAAGTGTATAGAAATTCACATTTGATTCACCACAAATTTGTAAACGATCCTCCGGTGAGTAAAGATATAATCAGCGTACTAGCCAACGGAACTGACGGTCAAGCCGAAAACGCCTGGAAATTTTGTTTGGGCTGGACTGTAAAAACTAACTTTTTGTATGGCTGGGCGACTGGCAAAATAAAATTAATGCCATTGGTTAAACTGGCACACTGGCAAAGAGAAGCAGGCACCCTGGCAGCGTTTACATTGCTTTTGTTGTTGCTGAACTTTGAATATGGTCTTTGGTGGTTTTTTGTAGTGTGCCCAGTCATGCAGTTTTTAAATGCTGCCTGGCATTACGGAGAACATTGGGGAGCCCATGATCGCAGAGGAGACACCACACAAGACTCTGTGGGCATATACAACTGGTGGTACAATACGTTTTGTTTTAACTCAGGACTGCATCAAGAGCATCATCACAAGCCAGGTGTGCATTGGACTAAATTACCATCAGTAACGCCATTATTACATCCTGACAGAGTCACAGCCGGTGGCATGCACATTTTTAACGTGCCTTGGTCAGCAGATTTAAAAAAGTTGATTAAACTTTAAACCAACTGAGATATTGAGCTATTTTCTTTGTGACTGACGCCCAGTCATCTTGTGCAGGCTGTCTGAATAGTCGTGCAGTTGAATACCAAGGGCAATCATCACGTCCTAACAAGTAGCGCCAATCTGTACCAAACCAGTTGAGCATGATCCAAGTAGGTCTACCTAGTGAACCACTCAAGTGACTTACAGCCGTATCAACACCAATCACAACGTCCATGGCCATGATTAAGGCCGCAGTGTCTGCAAAATTTTGTATGGTACCGGGAAATCTGCTTACACCAGCAGCCTCTAATGCAGCTTCTTCTTCCGCATTAGCATCAATTTGCAAGTTAACCCACTCATACTGTGGATTGGACTTAATTAAGTCTAGCATCACAGGAAACGGCATGCCTTTGTGTTCATTTAACCAGTTGTCTTTTCTACCACTCCAACAAAATCCCACTCGCATGCGATTCTTTGGACCCAGGCGTTGCAGCCACTCTTGTTGTTTGCCCATGTCAGCATTGAGATAGTTTACAGGTCTTGGCAAGTTTTCTAATGTCACACCCAAGATACCAGGAATGCTCATGATGGGAGTCCAGTAGTCAAATTCACCCACATCATCAATATACCTTCCAATAGTTTCAATCAGAGGGCTACCAGCAAACAATGGGATCAATGAATCAGTAACTTTGAGTTTGATCTTTGCACCCATTGTGTGTAGATTGTAAATGAATCTCACAAACTGAATATTGTCTCCGTGACCTTGTTCGCCTTCTACAAGTATAGTCTTGTCTTTGAGATCTTGCCCTGTCCATCTTGGCTGTATGTATTTGGGCAATTGACCAGCCAAGTGTTCATAGTTCCAACGAGTTTCATACTGGCGCCATCCGTCTCGATAGTTGCCCATTTGCAACAATGCCACAGCAAGATTAAATTGTGCTGTAGCCGAAGTGGGTTCTAGTATAATGGCATGTTGTAAAAATGGTAAGGCTCTAGCTGGTTGTCCGCATTCTCTCATGA